ATGTTCCGGTATACGGTCATGCCGCTGATCAGTTCACCTGTCCACAGATGATCCTGGTACATCATCGCGTTTTCCGTGTTCACAACGTCGTATTCCGCGTCCCGGATATACGGGATCACTTCGTCGCAGTTGTTCACAACAAAATACCGGTCGACCTGTACGCCGTCCGGTATGATGAGGCCATCCAGCCCCTTCTGGTATTCCACAAAGATCTTCGGGTCCTGGCGGAGGGGCGCTGCGATCAGTACCTTCATGCCTGGTCACCTCCGAAGAGATGCTCGCCGGCATACACAGGCACGTGGGCGATATGCCCGGGCCGCACCGTAGGCTCACACCAGATTTCCATCCCAAGCTGCTTGACGCGGTCACAGAACGCCAGGTCCTCTCCGTATTGCTCTGTCGGCCGGAAGCAGGTTCCAAAGTTGGACTGCACGGCGTCCAGGAGACTCACAGAGGTCAGAACCGTGGCGAATCCGCACCCGTCCACGCGGAAGGGTTCAGTCCCGAAGTTCTCCACCTTTTTCATGTTCGCCGGATCGGAGATGTCGGTGTAAACACATGGACCGTAGGGTGGCCTCCTGCTCACGAACGCGCCGCACACCATGTCCTTCCCGCAGAAAAGCAGGTCCTCCACGATGCTGTCGCTGAATGTCATATCACTGTCCAGCCAGAGCACATGGGTGTATTCGTCCCGGATCGCGCGGTGCGCCAGGCGGTTCCTGGCGATATACACCAGGGTCCCTCCGATGATCTGCACATCCGCCGGTATCTGTTCACGCCCAAGCCGCAGGCACAGCTGTGACAGGCTTTTTACAAAGTCCGCGGGGACATAGTCCACCGTCGGCACGGCCACCAACAGCCTCATATTTACTTACCTCTCTCCTTTTTCGCCGCGGGTTTCTTCGCCGCGGGCTCTGCCGGGATCTTTACGGCCGTCTCCACTACAGTGGCTTTTTCAGGCGTTTCGATCCGCTCCCCGATCTCTTCCGCCGCCACGGCCATCCCAAGAGACAAAAGCCATTCAAGGGCGGCCGGGGAAACCGTAACGATCTCCCCGGTCCGTCCGAAAGGCTTTACGTCCCGCAGCAGCTTAACTTTCATTAAGCGCCGGGCTTGGTCAGCTTAACCAGGCGGCCGGGAGCGGTCACCGCGAAGCCGACATACTGGCGGCCGACGACCTTCACGATGTCGTCTTCCGCTTCGCTCAGGTCGTCCCACTTGATGATGACGCCTTCGCCTTCGGGATAGTTCGCCTGGATGGCCCGCAGGTCGCCGACCAGAGCGTACATGTCGTTCTCGCTGGCAGCATCATAGGCCGGCAGCGCGGAGCAGTACACCTTGGTGAAGCCCGCGAAGGGATCGATGGCGAACTGGCCGGACGCGTAAGCGGTGTTAAACTTCGCCTCGGTCAGGCGGTTCATCACGACGCACAGGTCGGTGGCGTCTTCGGACAGGTTGGTGGCAGCGTTCGGCAGCACCATGACGCCGGGGGCAACCTTCACCTTCGGGATGCCGATGGCGGTGGCGCCGTTGCTGGTGCCCAGGTCGTCGATGTAGTCGATGATCTCGCTCACCAGTTCCTTCAGGATCTGGTAGGTGACTTCATCGTAGATGTACCGCAGGAACTCTTCGCCGCCCATGGCCACGCACTCATCTGTCACGCGGACCAGCTTCTTCACGTTGGCGGGGGTGATGTTGATGATACCGATGGTGATTTCTTCCTCGGTGAGGCCCGTGGTGCCTTCAACGTGCTTCCAGGCGCCGGTCGCGCTCAGTTCAAAGGGCACGCGCAGGTTGCCGCGGAAGTAGGTCTTCCGGATCTTGTTCAGGAACTCGTTCTTGTCCCAGGCGGTGGCGATGGTCTGAATCAGCATGTCCGGAACGGGCAGCTGGCCACTGGCGGGGGCGTTCTTGCTCAGAAGAACGGTGCGGCACTCGGCGTCATTGCCTGTGCGGACATACTGGGCATACGCATCCAGGTATTCGGGCGTATTGCGGATTTCGGAAACTTCCATTTTCTTTTCCTCCTGCTTTTCTTCTTTCACTTCGCCGGCGCCGTTTTCTACGGCCTTCCGGGCTTCCGCCTCTTCGGCGGCCTTCTGTTTGCGGGCTTCCAGTTCGGCCTGGATGGCTTCCAGTTCACTGGCCCGCGCTTCGATCTCTTCCGTATCGACGCCTTCGGTCTCCATGCCGGCGATCTCCGCCTGCCTGGCTTCCAGCTCTTCCACGGATTTCTCGATCAGGTTCTCCATGATCATTTACCTCCGATCAGATTGTTCAGCCGTTCCAGAGCCGCCCTCCGGCGTTCGTCTTCGGCCTGTCTTGCCCGTTCTTCCGCCAGCTGCTGCCTTGCGCTCTCCAGCGAGGCGCGGGCGCTGTCCAGCGTCGCGTCTTCGGAAGCCGCCTGGATGGAAGTCTGCGGGTATGCGGGAAACGTGACGGCGGAAACCTCGTAGACTTTGCGGATCGAAAGGATCTCGCGCTTCGGGTAATCGCTGTCAGCGTCCGCCCAGCTATCCTTACCCACCACAAACATGAAGGACATACCGGTCATGTCCCCGCGTTTGACAGCGGAATAAAGGGCTTTCGCTTCCGCGTTGTTCTCTGTGTCCAGATCTACGCGGATGTCCATGCCGTCATCGTTGACGGTCATCTGCATGGTGCTGTGTTCGTTGTTGTTCCGACTCCGGGCCAGCGGGATCATCCCCGTGTTATGGCCCACCAGGAACGCCACATCCTTCAGGTCGCACTCTTTCAGCGCGTCCTTGTTGATGGTCTCCTCATACCAGCCCATATCCGTCGCCCTGTTAAAGACGATCGGCGTGCCGGTGATGAAGGTGCCGTGCTCTTCGTTCTGTTCGGCCCGAACCTCAAAGGTAAAGGCCCGCATTTCCTTATTCATTGCTTTCGCCTCCGTTATCGTTCGCCGGTTCCTTATCCTCCGGCGGATTCGTCACGTCGTAATACTCGCCCCTGGCCGGGATCTGGTCCCCGTAGGGTGCCGGCAGCGGCGCCAGGTTCAGGATCTCCCGCAATTCGTTCCTCGTAGCAAGCCCACGGTCCGCCAGTTGGCTGACGGCGTTCAGCTTGTCCGCGTTTGACATGTACTGCAGCCGGTTCGATGTAAAGAAGATCCGATTGTCGAATTGCCTCTCCCGCTCCGTGTAGAACATCCGGGTCATGACGTCCGACAGCTGGATGGCCACCCATTCCGGCCCGCTTTCGTAGAACGCCAGCCAGGCATCGCCGTAGGCCTTGCCCTGGATCACGTCCTCGTTCACCGCGAAGTAGTCGTACACGTTGGCCTTGATCAGCGCCTGCTGATCAGCGTCAACCTTGTAGCTTTCCTGCTTCAGCTGCTGCACGTTCTTGTACGTGTTCGGGAACAGGATCATGCCGCCGCTGGTCTTCTTGTTCTGGAACGTGAACTTGTTGAACCGGTCCATCTCGCTGGCCAGGTCTTCATCCGTTGCCCAGTTGTCGCTCTGGGCGCTGAAGCGGTAGGATGCGCCGTTCTTAATGCCCTCCGTGATCCCCTGGCGCTGCATCTCGATCAGGTCCAGTACGGCCTTCATGGCCTCGTTGCTCTCTCCGAACAAGTCGCTCCGGTACTGATAGCGGGTCAGGATTCCGACCTCGTACAGACTGCACGCCAGGCGCTTGTTGTTCTGGAGGGTGAACCGGATATAGGGCGTCCCGCCGTACTCCACCAGTTCCCATCTCTCCGGCACGATGTTCGTCACGCCGTTCGGCTCTCCGTACTCGCCCCGGGTGGGCACAAGAAAAGCCGTGTTCCTCGCGTAGAGGATCACGGCTGTCCGGTACAGGAACTGGCTCCAGGTCTGGTATGGGTTCGGCTGCACCTTCAGGCGGTTCTGCAGGTTCGGCTTCGCGCTCCCGCTGATATTGAACTGCAGCTTCGCCGCGTGCCGGCCGTGGGCATCCAGCGCCGCACGGATCAGGTCGCTCTCGAATACACTCCCGTTCCATGTGTGGAAGGTCGGCACATATCCATCCAGCAGTTGGAAGGTGTGCTGCACCTTCACGTTCGCCGGCGCGTCCTGCGCCTTCTTTCCGAAGAGCTTTTCAAAAAGTCCCATTTCCTTCTCACCCTCTTATCCGCCGTTCATTAGGCGCTTGCCCATTTCGGCCCAATGGTTCTGTCTCATGCACATGGCGTCCAGGATGGCGGCCACCCCGTCCACGTGTGCGTTCTTGCTAAGTTTCACCAGCTTCTTCCGCGAGTAGGCGGAGGTGCCGGTCTCGATCTGCTGCGCCGCGT